ACAAAGACTTTTGTACCTTCACGCTTAGCGGCGTGTACGGCGTCTTTGTTTCCTGTGTAGGGTCGACTAGTCATCTTGTTTGTCCTTATCTTTTAGGCCGTTGCTGGCCACGATTCCACCCAAAAGCCCCAAAAGTGCCATAAATGCAGGACTTAGCAAAGAAAGCATTTCTGAGTCATTGGGCGAGGGATTTTCAGGCTGTACAACAAATACGAGTGAGTACAAAATTCCTATCATGGTCACGCCAAAAACAAACGACAGTGTTATGCCAACAATAAAAATTAGTCGTGCTTTAATTTCTGAATTGCTTAATCGTTTCATGGTATGCACCTTGTCGCTTCAGGGTTGCTTGTGCAATCGCCCCTTGTTCTGTCGCTACAACTGGTAACAACAAACATTAGGGCCACAGCCAAAAGCGCAACAATAACTAGCGTTTTCATGGTGTATCAGGAAAGTCGGCTTCAGGGCCTTCGGTCCATGTGGCTGGGAAGTCACGCAATGCTTGGCGGTAGGTCGCCCATGCTTCACGGTCTACAGGTGCGTCAGCGACTTGTGTCCAGTCGGATTCTTTAAGCATTGAATCACGGACTTTTCGCATCATGCTTTCGTAGTCGTTGTCAGTATTTTCAAGGTTAACAATCATGCTGGTCCAATGTCCTCTACTACTAGCCAAGCGGCTTTACCTGTTCCACGATTTAATTGAAAAGTTACCCCACTGGCATTTTGTGCTGTGGCAACAACATTTTGTGTTCCAGCCGAAAAAGTACCAAACCAAACAACTTGACCAGCAGTGTCAACTGATGACGATGGGACCCACTGATAAGCAACTTGCAGAAGTGTTCCAGCCGTGGTCGTACCGTTTCGTAAACGCATTACAATTGCGGCCGCACCAGCACCAGTAATACCAATGTCAGGCTCTATATATGAAATTTTGTAATACCGTGATGCAACAGCAGTAAACGATATTGCGCCCAATTCAACTTCTTCAGAAGTGACTGACGTGTCACTAGTTGTTGATGTTGCAAGGGCCATAATCCCACGAGGAAAACGGTTCTGCTGTGCAGCTGTTAAAACTGCGCCCGACGAAAAGTCTGTGTTTGGGTTAATAGCCATAATGTTTCTCCCTTACCAGCCAAGTCGACTGGTATCTAAAATACCTAAAGTAGTGCTGTTAAGCGTAAAAAATTGGTAATACGTCAACGGCGACAAATAAAAATTAAAGTCAGTTTGTTCAGGCGTAATGTTTAACGACCAGCCTTCTACAACAACTTCAACCGTTGTATCAGAACCTGCACCGGGTACTCGATAAACAAGATCAGTGGCAACTAATGCAACAATGCCAAAACCTGTCACATTTTGTAAAAAAGCAAGCAGCATAGTTTCGTCTTGTGAAACATCGCTAAAACCACATTCAAACCTCAGCACTGTAGGGTCAGATAATGCTCGTGCTGTCCAATCAGCGTTACCTTGCGCCTGTGTAGCGTTAGCGTCAACAGTTGACTGCGTAATACCGTTTTGCCCGTAAAGCGTCACTGAAGCAGTGTTAACGCCCGTTGACGTTCCCAAACCTGCAGGAGTAATTTCTGCGTTATTAACAAAAGTGCTGCCATAACCCAAACGACTAAAACTTTGGTAACCAATATTTGTTGCTGTTGCGGTTCTCGTCAAACTAGGTGTCGCGTCTTTCAAGTTTGTTATGTAACCACGACCTAGCAAATTAATTGCTCGACCATTTGAATACGACAAAATACCTTTTTCAGTTGTTTGCAACAAATTAATTTGATTATTCCAAGACTGCGTCACCGTTGCAGCTGACGCTTGACTGTTTGTATTCCAACTAAAAGTTGTGATGTCTGGAGGCCATGAACTTTTGGTGTCCATTGATTCAATTTGTGCGCCAGTAGTACTAGCAGAAAGTGTGTCGCTTTTACCTAAAACACGGCCTAAACGGTGCATAGCGTCGCTGGCTGTAATGGTTGCGGTTGATAAACCAATGTTGCCGGGGTAATCCTGATAATTGATTGCGGTCACCCAAAACGACTGGTTATAGGTCTGATAGATACCTAAGTCGCCAACTAAACTAATCCGATCGTTTAACTGAAAATTGGCTGATTCGTTAGCCTGATTTTTAATAGTGATGCTAATGCTTTGACCGGGATAATTATCTAAATATCCTTGACGCCCGTACTGATATGAAGCCGACAAAACAATGTTTTGGTAATAAGTTGCAGTTCTTTCTTGGTATATCCGCCAACTAATTTTTGTCATTACATTGCTCGAGTGTTTACGGGCACTGGGCCTGACTGACGGACATACTGTTGGAGGGCTCTGACGATACTGTTGGGGTCGCCACCGTTCACATTGACAGTAATACCGCCGCCGCCGCCGAAACCCATACTGCCCAACTTTGACAACGGGATAACTGCCTCTGGGCCGTTGCCTTCACCAATCATTGCCAGTGTTGGGCCTGTAACTATGCCACCTTCGGCAAGCATAGGAATACGGCCAATGTCAGGCGGGTTAACCGTAAAACTTGCACCAAAAGCACTAATTTTGAACTCAACTAATTCGTTGATTTTGTCAATGACGTTACGGTTAATAAAACCGATAATGCCGTTAGCAAACGCTTTGCCAACTTCCAACCCTTTACTGCCCAATCCCTTCAATGCTTCGACTAAAGAACTAATTAGAGAAGCACCCAAACTGGCGCCAAGGCTGGCCATAGTTTTAACCAGGTCAACAAACAAGCCAGGCAGTTTGGCGATCAGGTCTACAACAAAACGACCTAAACCAAACACAACTTCGGGCAACAATTGAGCAACCCAACCCAATAAAGCACCGCCAAGTTTTACAGCCTGGGCGCCCAACTTCGGTACAGCCTCAGTAACCACCCAATTAAGAATCGTCAACAACAAATCGCCTAACGCTTTTAACGCTGGGACTATCTGTGGTTTAATCCACTCAACTAAAGCGTTACCCAAAACAATCAGTTTGTCGACAAGGGTTGGCAAACCTTTGTCCAAAATCCAGTTAGCCAGGTCGGCCATAAGTTCAGCCAGGCGCTTTAGTGCCGGTGGTGCAGCTTCTTTAATCCATTCCCAAAAGGCTTTAGCGCCGTCACCTAAAAGTTTTGCTAATGCTGGCAGGCCCGTGTTTTGTAGCCATTGCCCTAGTTTGTACATCATGTCCAACACGGCCCGTAACGCTGGTGGGTAAGCCTCTTTGAGCCATGCGCCAAACATTGACACGGCGTCGCCTAACAGTGTTTTTAGTTTTGGTAACTGGTCTTTAACTATTTCAATAATTCCTGCTAAACCGTCTTTTTCAAAAGCCTTAGTTAACATGCCGATTGTCGGCCCAAGTTTTGTTGATATGAAATCCATTAACTTTAAAAAAATGGGTAACAATTTGCCACCAATAGTGGTCACAAGGTTGTCTAATTGCGCTTTAAAAATGCGTTGTTTGTTTGCTAGTCCATCGCTAGTTCTGGCAAAATCGCCTTGTGCGTCAGTAGTCTTTTTATAAATAAGTGCTTCGGCGGCTAAAATCTTTTGCCTGTCATCTAATGGGCCGATACCGTTGTAGATACCTTGTGCGGCCGCTTCGGCTTTTAGGGCGGCGTCGTTAAGCATGACACCGTATTTGCGCAACGGTTCCGATTCGCCTCGAAGTGCTGAACCTATGGCTTGGATTGCTTCTTCTGGGCTGGTGTTATTAAACGACGCCAAATCTGACGCCAGCTTTGTGAAGTCCATTGAAAATTCGGCGGCGTAATCACCTGATAGACCAGCGGCTTTAGCAAACGTACCAAAAGTACCTACTGCGTCCATGACCGACTGCTTTGACTGTCCTAAAGCCACGTCAGCACGGTCGGCGAACTGTTGAATATATTTGGCGCTATCTTCACCAAAAATAACATTGACTTTGCTTTGAGCTTCGGCTAAGTCACTGGCGGCAGTAATTGCTTTGTATGCGCCAGCGGCGGCGGCGGTACCAATAGCGGCTACTGCTAAAGCGGCTGTTTTGGCTATGTTGCCAACTTTTGTACCGAAAGCCTCAAAAGAAGAAGTGGCGTCGCTGACACCTTTGTTGTCGTAATCGCTAAAAATCGGTATTTTGATAGCCATTAGCGGTCAACTTCTTTTTGTATAACCTTTTCGGTTTCTTTCACTAAGTCTTTAATTCCGTCTTGTGTGTCTCTAAGTTTTTGTTCAGCAACAGGCCACATAACACGGCTGGCGTCTTTGCCAAACTTGGAACTAAAAGCACTACCTAAACCGTTCAAATTCTTTTTGCCTGCCATATCAAAAATGGCGGCCGCAGGGTTTGCTTGCATGACGTAGAAAGCGTTGCGGTCACGGTAACTGGTATTTATCTTTACTTTGACACCGTTCTGGGCTTTAGCAGCTGTCAATGGAAATAGTTTTCTGCCGCTTTCTGAACTGGTTTTGCCGACAGTCCATTTGCGTTTTGTGCCGGACGGAAAACGATTGTCTGAGTATTCGGCTTTCATGGCGTCGGTCATCGGCGCCGCAATAGCCTTAACTTTAAGGTTGAACTCTTTGCGTAGTTCTGGGTCAATTCGACGCAACGCCTTAATGGTGTCTTTTACACCTTCTATTTCGGGCGTTCTTGCCATGACCAACCTTTATTTTCGTGACTCGTTAATAACTTTGATGACCGTTGCTAGGTCGTCGTTATCAAACTCTAGTCCTTGTGGCCAGTACCCTGTCGCCGCTAAAACTTGCGCTAAAGCGAATCTGTAGGTACTGGCATGGTAGGGCGGTCTTGTTCGTCGTTCACTACTTCAAGTAACACCAAGCGTTTAATAAAATCATCTAAAACAATTGGCACAACCACATTGTGTTGTTGGCATGCCTGGTGTGCAAGATATGCCAAATCTTCAATACCAATTCCGCTTCCCATATCGCTGGCTTTGCGCTTATATTTTCTTTCCCAAGCGACAATTGTGAAAAGGTTGGTAGTGACGTCTACAGGGCCTTCACCCTGGTCGACTCTGATCGTTAGTTGCATGTCGGGCCGTTTCTCTTTGTGTGGTTATGTCAGGAAACAATGGTGGAAAGAACGCCACCCTTAAACGTAATTGAAATAGTTGACAGCTCGCCCATGGTCGCATTAATTACGGGCAGACTTTCAAGATACGCCCCCACCAATTCAAAACGAGGTTCTGTAGCGCTAGCTGTGGTCAAGCCTGCAACGGTGTTGGAAACCTTTACGGTGGTGGTC